GGGGTGGCGGCCGAGGGCGGCGGGCGCTTCATTCTGCCGCCCGTCTTCATCGATCCGGGCGAGGGCGGGGGGGGGCCGGATGAGCGAGCGTTCACGCTGGCCGATCTGAAGGATCCGGATCTCCAGTGGAAGGTCGCCTCCGGTCCGGTGGGCGCCACCAATCCCGACGCGGGGCTGACCGGGAGGCTTCGCCAGAGGATTCAGGAACTCCGAAGTCGTCCGAGCGCCCCAACTCAGCCCGTGTCCCCGGCGTTGCAGGTCCCGAGCTTCCAGGCCGCCCTCGGGATGCTCAGGCTGAGGCTCGTCCGATGAGACCCGAGCACATGCGCGCCGCCCAGGCGCTCCGGGTTCTGGAAGCCGAGCGGGCCCGGCGGGACGCCCACTGGTTCCTCTTCGAGTCCGGCCGGCTCCTGACGAAGGACGAGCATGATCTCTCAGCCGCCGTGAAGCCCTTCCCCGACTGGCCCTATCTCCGCGCGTTGCTCGATTGCCTCCTGGTGGCCGGGCGGCTCCTCCCGCCGGAACGGGCCCGGTGGGCGCTCGAGGCCGGGATCGGCTGGGCGGCGCTCGAGAAGATGGCGCAGTCGGGCGTGGTGTTTTTCGAGAAAAGCCGGCAGATGGTGGTGACCTGGCTCGTCTGCGCGTACATCCTGTGGCGGGCCCGGAGCCATCCCCACCAGCTCTGCCTGGTCCAGTCCAAGAAAGAGGACGATGCGGCCAATCTGGTCTTCAACAAGGACTGGCCGGTGGCGCGGATCAGCTTCATGGAAGGGAGTCTCCCGCGGCACTTGCGGGTCTGCGAGTGGCCGCGCGCGGGGGCGTTTGGGCGCCTATACTTCCCGAACGGGTCTCAGATCTGGGGGATTCCCGAAGGGGGGGACGTGGTGCGCTCGAATACGTCCTCCGTGGTCTTTGCGGACGAGGCGGCCTTTCAACCGGAGTTCGGGGCCAGTTACGGGGCGGCGCTGCCGGCGGTCAAGGGCGGAGGCCAGTACATTGCTGTCTCCAGTGCCAATCCCGGTGAGTTCCAGTCCCTCGTCGGAGCGGAGGCGGCCTGATGGAGGCGTGGGCGTTCCTCATCGGGTTTAATGTGTGCGCGGCCCTCCTGGCACTCGGCAATGGCCTGCGCGGCCACGCGGTCCTGCTCATGGCCGTCGTGGGCTTGCTGCTCTGGCTGGGGCCGCGGTGATGAACGAATCAAGTTATCTATTTTGGTGGCCATGGTCAGAGCAATGGGGTGTGCTCTGCTCAGCGGATCGGCGAGGTCTTTGGTGTTCGCTCTTTCATCATCATCACTTGTGTCCCTATTCGATTCCGGGTTGGATAAGAAGTTCTGGCTTCTGGCAATGAGTCTTCCCGGTCTCTCCAGTCGCGTGGCCACGGTCCCCGTCGTCCGCATTCACTATTCGGCTGATGAGGCCAAACGGCCTGGGACCACGGCCGGCGATGCCTGGTTCCAGCACTCTGTGGCGGGATATCCCGGGGGGCGCCGTGGACCCCGCTGGCGGCGGGAAATGGAGATCGACTACGGGGCCTACGGCGGGGAGCGGGTCTTCCCGGACTGGGACGCCTGGCTCGGGCTCGGGGCGCTCGTGATTCCGCCCTTCGACGTCACCGGCTGGTCTCTGTTCGGCACCTATGACCACGGCTTCCGCCGCCCCGCGTGCTATCTCGTCCACGCGGCCAACTTCGACGGGGATCTGGCGACGGTGTGGGAGTTCTACGCCCCCCGCGTGCCGGTGGCCTCGATCAAGCGGATTCTGAACGGGCAGGATGTGACGCTCCCAGACGGACGCCGGTTCGCTGGCTGCCCGTATGTGGAGGGGCTCCAGTGGCGGCGTGCCGACCCCCAGCTCTGGGCCGAGGACCAGCCGATGTCCGACAACACCATGAAGTCCATCGCGTGGCTGTTTCGCCAGGCCCCGGATCCGGTCCACTTCCTCCCCGCCGACAAGGGCGCGGACACGATGATCGCGGAGTGGCTCCTGGGGGTCTGGTGGGCCGATCCTGCCCATCCGCGGTATCGGATCATCACCGCCTGCCCGAATCTGCTCCGCGAGCTCGGCGGGCTCCGGCATAAGGAGCTCTCCGCCCAGGCGGCGCTCGACAAGGATCAGCCGGAAGGCTTCGTCGAGAAGGATGATCACGCCTGGGACGCACTCAAATACTTTCTCCATCGGTTCCCGCCCCAGCGGCGCGACGCCAAGGCGAAGGAGCGCCCGGCGACCTTTCAGTGGTTCCGGGAGCAAGCGGCGCGGAGCCGGCGGGGAGAAACGGTCGGGACGTTCAGTGTGGGCCACGTGCAGCGCGGGTTGGCCGGGGGATAGGAGATGCCACGGAAGCCCGCGCGGCGCGTGATCCGAGAGAAGCCCCCGGCCCTCGGGGTGGGTGCGGAGGACCGAGTGGCCGCGACGGCTCGGAAGGAGTTCCAGATGTGGCAGCAGCGCGCGGAGCGCGGGAAAGCCCACCGGAAAACCTGGGAAGAGCGCTTTCAGATCGAAACGTGCGAGCGGTTCTTCCTGGGCGATCAGGGGGGGGGGCCGTCGGAGACAGGGTTGACGCTCAATCATTTCCTCGCCACCGTCAAGACGATCCGCCCGAGCCTCTATTATCAGGCGCCGAAGTTTTTCGTCCGGCCGAAGCCGCGGCGGGCCACGCCCCGCCAGCTGGCCAACGCGCGGGTCGGGGAGGGCGTGCTCGAATCCATCGCCGGGCGCGATGGGAACCTGAAGCAGGTCGGCAAGCTGGCGGTGGCCCAAGCCTTCTTCCGCATCGGGGTGCTCAAAGTCGTCTATGATCCGCGGCTCGAACCGAACCCGGCCGCGGGCGAGATCGTCTACCAGACGACGGATGCGGGCGAGCCCGTGCTGGATGCGGCGCAGCGCCCCCTGCCGCTGATCAATCCTCTGACCGGCCAGGCCGTCCGAGAACCCGCCGACATCGTCATGGACGATACGTACCGCTGGGACTGGGTGGATGCGGCGAAGATGATCCTGCCGGATCAAGGGCCGGACCCGTCGAAATGGACCTGGATCGCGGAGGAGATCACGATTCCTCTCGAGGACGCCAAGGAAGATCCGGGGTTCACGAAGGGCCTGCGAAGCCAGCTGGTCGCCAATGCCAAGCCCCGCCAGGACGGGATCATGGCGACGGGCCGGCCGAAGGCGGAGGCGGCCGAGGCACTCTTCACGTATATCGAGGGATTTGATCTGCGCCGGAAGCGCCGGGTGGCCTTGGCCGAGGGGCAGCCGTTCGAGGGGTTCCTACGTGATGACGCCGTGCCGGAATGGATCGAGGATCACCCCTACGGGCTCTTGTTCCTGGGGGACGCGATCATGGGGCCGGACCCCTTCGCGTGGCCCTTGCCGCCGACCCGCAGCTGGATCGATCCACAACGGGAGTACAACATCCGGCGCCGGCAGATCATGGAGGGGGCCAAGCGGAGCGCGCGGAAGGGCATCTATGACGCGGCGACCTTCGAGAACCCGGAGGAAGCCGTCAAGCTCATGCAGAGCCCCGACGACATGGTGTTCGCCAAGGTCCAGGACGTCGGCCATCCGCCGGCGATTCTGGCGGCGCCGGATCTGAATCCCGCGATCTACCGGGATATCCCGATGCTGCTCTACGACTGGGTGTTCATCACCGGGCAGTCCGGCCCGCGGGTCGCCCGCGCGGAGGGCGAGACGGCGACGGAGGCGACCTTTGTCGAGCGCGCGGCGAACCTCCGGGGCGTGGATATGCAGGATCTCGTCAATGACTGGCTCGCCGCCGCGGGCCGGAAGATGCTCCAGGCGGTCAAGGCGACGCTGACCCTGGACATGTGGATCCGGATCCGCGAGGCGACGGACCGGGAGTTTCAGGATTATCTCCAGCGCGTGTACGGCGTCGATCCCCAGCAGCTGGAGCAGGTGCCTGATCTCCGGGAGCAGTTCCGCCAGAGCTTCGGGCACGAGAAGTGGGTGCGCGTCACGCGGGAAGCGATGCAATTCGAGGCCGATGTGACGGTGTCGCCCGGATCGGCCCGCCCGCGGGGACTGGCGGTCGAGCGCGGGGAGTGGCTCCAGTTCCTCCAGCTCCTGGGGCAGTTTCCCCAACTCGCCCTCTCGCGGGAGCTCTTGCGGCAGACGGCCGAGAAGTTTGAAACGATCTCGGACGCGATGGTGGATGAACTGCACCTGTTGGCTAAGCAGATGATGGCGGCGCAGCAACAGGTAGCCGGGCGCGACGGGCAGCCGGGGGCCAGTCCCGCCGGCGCCCGCCGCCCCACGCCGCTGGACGTGCTCTTGCGGAGCGAGGCGGGGACGCGATGAGTGAAGAGACCGAAGAGATGATGACGACGTTTGCCGTGGATGCGGACGGGTTCGGGCAAGTCTGGCTTCGGTTCGATAAGCCGGTCGTGGCCCTGCGCGTCACGCCGGACCTGGCTCGGCAGCTGGCCGTGGCGCTCCGCCGGAAGTCGGATGAGGCCGAGCGGATGCCGGGGACAAACTGATGCTCTCCGGCAACCCGATTGTGCTGACGACGGTGGACCAGGAGTACAAAACGAATTGCCGGATCATCGCGTTCGTCTGGGAAGGCGCGACGACGGCGGCGGATGTGGCGGAGGTCGTTGGACGGAGCGCCGGGGGGCCGCTCCTCTGGGCGGGGCGGACGCCGGACACCCAGACCTACCAGGGCGTGAGCCTGGGGCCCTATGGCATCACGGCCCCGCGGGGGTTTCGATGCTCAAAACTGTCCGCGGGGCGCGTGCTCGTGTATTTGCGGGAGGATTAAGCGAATGGCGATGCCCGGCGAACTGCGGGCGGCGCGGGAGCGCCTGACCCCGCTGATCGAGCGCGCCCACGAGGTGCTGCGACTCGAAGCGGCGCTGGAGGCCGCGGCGGACGTCTTCGCGCGCGTGGAGGCCGAAGAAACGCGCCTGACGACCCTGCGCGACGCCTGCGCGGACGAAGAGCGTCGGCGACAAGAGCTGCAAGATGGGCTCGCCAATTTTCGGTCGATTGTGTTGGAGGAACGCAAGAAGGTCCGCGGCCAACTGGACCAGTGTCAAACGGAGCGGGAGGAGGCGGAGCGGCAGCACGCGATGGCCAAGACGCGCTTAGAGGAGCAGCTGGCCGAGGCGTCCCAGCGGCTCCAAGCCGTCCAGCGCGAGATCGCCCAGGCGGACAAGGCCCTGGCCGATCTGCGCGCGGAAGTGGAGCGTCGATTGCGCGAGGTCGTCGGCGGGCGATGACCGGACGGAGGACAGGCATGATCTGGCGGATAACGATCTGGCTGTGGGTCTTGCTGCTCCTCGCCACGCCCGCGTGGGCCGGGCAGAACGTCCTCACGTGGACCGACAATTCCACCAACGAAGCCAACTTCAACATTGAGCGCACCACCGCCGCAACCGTGGCGGCGTGTCAGACGGCGACAGGGTTTACGTCCTTGGCGTCCGTGGGGTTCAACGTGGCGACCTTCACTGATGCCGCCGTGGCGGAAGGTACGACCTATTGT